CTTCAGTTAACACTGTAGTTCCTGGTTCAAGTGGACACATTAAGGAGTTCTACTGCTACTTAATCAAGTCTGGAACAATCCTTGAGGGTGTTCAGCAAGACTTAGCTATTGAAGCAGAAAGAAACGTACTTTCTAAGCAGGATGTTATTTCAGTTGATTATCACAGTACTTATCACATCATGGGTACTAAGTGGAATGATGCTGGAGACAACCCAACAAACTCTGAGTTAGGAGCACAAGCTAAGTGGGCATTAACATATGATGCTGACTTAATTCCTATCGTTCAGTTAACAGTTAACACTCCACTTGATAATACAACTCTTTAATAGTTAGTATTTAAATGTGGTCATCAAAAACCTCATCAAATATTGGTGGGGTTTTTTCTTTACGCTACAATACAGATAAATTACTAAACAATCGTGGCAGCTACTATAGACGCAACAATAAAAGGAGCAAATGCTAATAGCTATGTCACACTAGCTGAAGCAGACGCATATTTTGAAACTGTTCCAAGTTCCACTCAATGGGATAACAAAACTGATGATAAAAAGAATAGAGCATTAATAGCAGCTACAAGATGGATTGATACTTTGGTTTACTACGGAGACAGATGTGATGACGACCAGGCTCTAAAGTTCCCACGAACCAATTATCAGGTTGATGGAGTTGAACTGGCTTGCACTTTGATCCCTCAAAATATTAAATATGCACAGTTTGAACTAGCTAACGCTTTAGCAAACGATACTGATGCAATTACTGGTAGTACTGGAACTGATGGTAATTTTGAACAAGTAAAATTAGGAGATATTGAAGTTAAATACAATACAAAGAGTCAGGGTACGGGTGTTGTTAATAATGTATTTGACGTTTATCCATGGTTACAAAGTTACTTAGGAGCTTATGTTCTTGGTGGAGCAGGTAGTTTCCAACTTAGGGTGGTTAGAGGATAATGGCAGGACAACTAGACACACTATTAGCGGAAGTAGCCAAGAAAGTAGTATCCGATCTTGGAAAATCCTTAGACACTTCTATTACTTATACAAGAAAGACTTCTCCTGTCTACAACACATCCACAGGTGCAGTAACAACAACCGATACCGCCTATAACATAGAAGTACCCATAGAATTTATCCAATCCACCGAAGAAACGGGATTTCAAGAAAACGTAGCTCGTATTTATATAACACCCGATCTAATAGGAGACAGCCAACCTCTACTATCAGATGAAATAACTCTTACATTTTCTGGATCGACCAGAATAGCAAAAATAACAGACGTAAGAACTTTACGAGGTGGTCAAGAATATTTATTCCGCATTGACGTTATTTTCTAATGACTTTAGTAAACGCAAGAGCAGCATTTGAAACCGCAATTAAAAATGCAGTGACAACTGCTGACAACACAGTGACAGTTGTGTTCGACAATATGCCTTTCACAACTCCAGGTAAAACTAAAAAATATGTAATGGTAAATTTAGACTTTACACAATCAACAATCCAAAATCAGGGAGCAGCAGCAGATTATTATGCAGGAACAATAAGATGTGCGATTATGACACCATCTAATAAAGGAAGTGCGGTAGCCGCTGCAATAGCAGAATCAGTAATTGATGGACTTACTTCAGTAAATGCTGCCGACTATACAGATACTTTTTCTGTAACTCCAAGAGTAAGTGAAATTAGTGGACCGTCATCAGTAGTAACTGAAGATCAAAGTCATTTTATGAGCGTAATAAACTGCGACTTCACAGCCAATGCCTAAAATAAAGGATCTAAAACATTTACCAGGCGATATAGCCTATATGGTAATGAAAGGCAAAGGAGAGGCAGCCTCAGAAATACATTTTTCTCTACAAAACAGAAGTCCTTGGTTTACTGGAACGTTTAACACTGCTTGGGAAGTAAAGGCAGGAAGCCCTGTTGCTCCTACTATTCCAAGAAAAGATAACAATATAGATGCACAAAAAACAAGCAGAAAAGCCCCTTCGAGAGCAAAGCCTATAGTAACTTCTCTAACTAAAGCTATTTATGTAGGAAACGAAGCTGAGTATGCAGGATTTGTAATTAACGCAATGGTTAGCCCTTACGAACCAAGACAAATGTATGAGGATTTATTTAAGAAAAAAAGAAGAGATGGTAAAAACTTTAGAACTACTCCAAAACCCAATACTCCCTTTTGGTACTATGTTTATCTACAAAATAATTTTTTAGAAAAAGATATTAATAAAGGGTTTCAGATTGCAGGATTTAAAGCAAAACGTAATTATACAATGCACAAAGGTACAAGTGTTTAAATTTATACTTTGAGTTATACTACAAGAATAGATATTATTTTTTATGGCAACAGTGAGAGCAATCGACAAACTAAAGCAAGCCTTTAGTGTCGAAGAACGTAGTAGTTACTCTATTTTTAAAGGGGAAGAACTAATTTTAAAAATATTTTGGTCGCCCCTTACAATAGCTGATAGAGACACCATAAACAGTACATTAATAGCTATGAATAAAGGTCAGGAAGAAGGAAGTCTTGACTTTGCATTACAAGTTATTGTTACAAAAGCAGAAGATGAATCAGGTGCAAAGATGTTTACGTCAGGAGATTTACCAGCATTAAGAAGAGAAATACCTCTATCTGTTTTACTGGACATAATGACAAAAATGCAGAGCATGGGCGAGGAGGTCAGCCTAGATGCCGTAAAAAGCACAACTTAATAAAGATAATTTAATATTTTTACAATTTTTTATAGCTGAAAAACTAGGCTACACGCATAGAGAAATACGAGAAAAAATGTCGTTGGAAGAGTTAATCGCTTGGAGTGCTTACTTTCAAATAAAGTCTGAAAGAGAGGATGAGGCTATGGAAAAAGCAAAAAGACAAGCTCAACTTCGCAAAATACGCTAAACTTTTAGTATCCGTGTATTCTGCAAAAATCAGTGGCATCCGAATATAGCGTAAACATAAGATTAAATACGGCTCAAGTTAAAAAAGACCTAAAGACAATAGGTACAGAAATATCAAATTTAGGTAAAAAGGAAACCAAATCATCTAAAACTGCACTATCTACTACAGATAAAAAATTAAAGGTTGAAACACAGATAGCAACTTTACAAAAAAGAACTCAGGCAATAAGAAATAGCATTTTAAGATTAGATTTGTCAGGCGTAAAGGTAAGTAAAATAAAAAGCAAATTAACTAGAGCTGATAATCAAGCAGACGCTAAAAAATTCGATTTATCTAAGAAGAACATAGCGTTAGCTTTAAAAGAATTAGAAATATTAAAGGAACAAACTATAGAGATAGGTAAACAAACAAAAGTACGAGGAGGTAATACGTTTAAATTTCCTATGGGACCTAGCAGTCCGCTTAATTTTGGACCTGGAGGACAGTTATTACCTGGTTCTGGAAGAGGAATGTTTGGTACAACACGAGGATTTGATTTTCAAAGTGCTCTTATAAGTGGTGGTTTTCCTCTGTTATTTGGTCAGGGTCCAATTACAGCAGCAGCAGGAGCAGTTGGTGGTGGTGTCGGTGGAATGTTTGGACAAATGGGCGGATTTGCAGGAGGTATTGCAGCCACAGCAGCCGTACAATCTATATCAAGTGCATTAAATGCAGTAAGTGAATTAGGTAGAGCTTTATCCAAACCAACTGAAAACATACAAACACTGGTAGATAAACTAGGGTTAGCAAATACTCCAACTGGAGATTTGGCTTTGAAACTAGAAAAATTAGGACTTACATCTTCTGCTGCCTCTGTACTAATAGAAAAATTTGCTGAAGATTTTGGTAGAACTCCCCTTGAAATCGAAAAGATGACTAAAGAGTTAGATACGTTTAACCAAGAGATGGCTAAGTTTGGGTTACGACTTCAGTTTATCGTTGCTGATGTATTTGGTCCGATGGTTACTTTAATTAATAAATTACCTTTAGGAACTATCGCTAAATTCTTCACAGCTAGAGGATTTGACTTCTTAAATCCAGGTGGGGCAACAATGCCGAATGTAATGACTCTCCCGCAGAAGAAACTGAAAGCAGAAAGGAAGAGAGGATCAGGAATACAGAATAATTTACCTTCAACCCTACAGGATGTAAGTGCTGTTGCAGATCAACTTACATTTAACAGAGAAATAAAACCACTAAAACAGGCTTTAGAAATAGAAAAACTTAGACTAACAACAAGCAGTGAAAAGCTAAATATTATGAAGGAAGAGTTTGAACTAGAAAATTTAACTAATGAATTAAAAATTGCACAGGCTGAAAACGAAAAGGTAAGCACAGATAAATTAACCACTAAAATAAGTAAATTGACTGCTCAAGTAGACCTACAAAAACAAGTTGTTGCTAATGCAAAAGCTCTAGAAGATCCGTTTAGAAAGTTATCTAATATTATATCAATAGATATAGGTAATGGTATAAAAGGTTTAATACGAGGAACTTCAACTCTAGGCGATCTTTTAAGTAATGTTTTAAACAAATTATCTGATGCTTTTTTAAACTTAGCTATATTTGGAAATTTTGGAGGTGGATCTGTAACAGGTGGGTTATTAGGAGCTATTGGTTTTGCAAATGGAGGCAGACCACCAGTGGGTAGACCCTCAGTAGTAGGAGAACGGGGTCCAGAATTATTTGTTCCAGACAGGGCGGGCACTATAGTACCAAACCATCAATTAGCTGGAATGGGGGGAACAAACATTGTAGTAAATGTAGATGCTTCTGGATCTAACGTACAGGGAGATGAAGCAGAAAGCAGAGAGTTGGGTCGGTTAATATCGGTTGCGGTACAATCTGAATTAGTTAAACAGAAAAGACCTGGAGGCATACTTGCATAATGGCTACGTTTCCCTCAATTACTCCAAAATACGGGCAGCAAAAAAGATCCGCACCAAATACTAGAAGAGTAAGGTTTGCTGATGGCTACGAGCACAGAATTTTATTTGGACTAGCAGAAAATCAAAATCCTAAAGTTTATAACTTTACTTTTGAAGTCTCGGAAACGCAAGCAGACGAAATAGAAACCTTCCTTGATGCCCGTGCAAACGACAGTGACAGCTTTGATTTTACTGCACCTGGGGAATCTGCTGCACAAAAATTTGTTTGCGAAACTTGGTCAAAATCCATACCATATAACAATAGAGCAACGATCCAGACAACATTTAGAGAAGTATTTGAACCATGAGCACTGCTCCTATTATTACTGATCTACAAAAGATCAACCCTTCGGCAATAATTGAATTATTTACATTAACTACTGATGCAACTTTGCACGGTTCAACTCAGACGTATAGATTCCATAATGGAACGAGTTTAAATGCTAACGGAGATGTTATATGGGCTGGTAATCAATATATAAAAATGCCAATACAGGCAGAGGGTTTTGCATTTACCAAAGGACAACTACCTCGCCCAACACTGACTGTAAGTAATGCTCTTGGAACTATTACAGCTATTTTGTTAAATGTAAATCAAGTAACAACAGGAATTGATCTCACAGGAGCTACTGTGACAAGGATTAGGACTTTGGCACGTTATCTTGACGCTGTTAATTTTCCTATAACAACAACCAGCACTACGACTACAACAACGGTTGCCGACCCTGCTGATGCTGAAACTGTCACATATACTGTTACAGTAGTTCAAGATTCTTACAGTAATAATGTTTTTGCAATAAATGGAGTTCAAAAACCTGTCATAACAATGAAGCGTGGATCAACTTATATTTTTGATCAATCAGATTCTTCAAACAGTGGACATCCTTTAGCAATAAAATCTGATGCTGGAGGATCACAGACAACAACTGTATCTGGAACTGCTGGAAATGCAGGAGCTACTGTAACTTACCAGCCAGCATATCCTTCTGCTCCAAATGATTTAAGATATTACTGCACAGTCCATGGAAATGGAATGGGTAATACGATCACAATGAACGATCCAAATACAACGACCCGAGACACTACAACAACTACAACCCAACAGGTAAATCCACTAGGCACACCAGATCCTACAGCAGAGTTTCCTCAAGAAATATATAAAATAGATAGAAAATCATCAGAAAATAGAGAAGTCGTACAATTTGAATTAGCTGCTGTTTTTGACCTTGCTGGTATCAGAGCACCGATGCGTCAGTGTACTAGAGCCGAATTTCCCTCCATTGGTACGTTTATAGCATGAGTTGGAAATACAAAGCACTGCTTCATGCCCAACGAGAAGATCCTAAAGAATCTTGTGGTCTGCTTTTAAATATAAAAGGCAAGGAAAGATATTATCCCTGTCGTAATCTTTCAATGACAGATCATCAATGTTTTATTATTGATCCAGAAGATTATGTAAAGGCAGATAATACTGGAGAGATAACAGCCGTTATTCATAGCCACCCTGTAACACCTCCAACTCCTAGTCAGGCAGATAAAATAGCTTGTGAACAAAGCAATCTCCCATGGCATATTGTTAATCCAAAAACAGAACAATGGGGATACTGCGAACCCTGTGGATACAAACCACCTTTATTAGGTAGACCTTGGGTTTGGGGTGTAACTGATTGTTGGAGCTTAGTAAGAGACTGGTATAAAGAAGATAAGAATATTGAACTCAGAGATTGGGATAGACCCACAACACCAGAAGAATTTATTTTAAATCCGATGTTTGAGCAATGTGCTTGGAGGACTGGTTTTAGA